CGCCAGAGGTTGCCAAAGAGTTCTCGCTAGAACATTTAGCCCCTGACTTTCACGATGACTTGGATTTCAACAAGTTGCTCGGACATCACGCCACTAGCCGCCGCCTCATCAAAGACAACGAAATACTCGTCAGAGGCCAATCAAAGGATTGGTATCGGGAAGCAGAGTTTCTATCGTTCTTGCAAAGCAAAGGTTACGTTTTGAACTATGCCCACGAAAGCACATACCAAGGTTGAACTGATAGCGCTGATGCGCCGGTTTATCCGAAACAAGGACAGAGGCATCTCTATCAAGCTGTTTTGCCAAGTCGCTGGCCTCGACAAGTTCCATTTCTTAGACATTTTCTGGTATCGCACCGTGCCGCTGACCGAAAAGATGCAAATACGGGTGTCTAAAGCGTATGAGGCATGGCGTGACGGCAAATTAGCCATTATGCAGAACCGTAACCGCACCAAATTCGTGGATTACCGGGAAACGCCGAAGCCAAGGGTGCTGCCGACCACGCAATTACAAATGGTTAATGGGAGTATTAAGATTAAAGTAGGTATGAGGAATATAGACGATTATTCGCAGCAGCCAATCTTAGAAGGGGATGACTATGCCGGTACTGCATGACTACAAATGCCCACGCCACGGCTATTTTGAGTCGATGAAAGCCAAATGTCCGATGAAAGACTGCCATGAGGAGGTCTTTGTGGTCTATTTGCAGCCTCCGGGCTTGATGTCGGACAAAACTAAGAAGAATGACAAGACAATTAAACAATTAGCAATGGATTTTGACATGACGAATGTGAAATCCGCGAGAGAAGGCGAAAATCAGGCAGGTTTCTTTACAAGAAAGAACAAAACCTCGAAAAGGCAGCTTGAGAAGGAAGCAGCAGCCGTTGCCGAGCAAAATAGACAGCCTAGACCGGGAGATGCGGCGATTTGGGGCGGTGACAGCCGTTATTCGATGAGCAATGTGCTAAAAGGCGGGGCGGTACGCTCTGTGGCTGGCGAATCGGTAACTTTTAACCCAAAAGACGCAGGAAACTTGACAGGCCCGAAGACGGCGAGTTATATAGCCGACCATGAACAGTTGAAAATTAAACAATGAGGATACCTAAAGGCGACGACGAACGGGAGTTTTTCTACCGTGACCTCATAGAGAAGTGCATGGTGTCCTTGCCTGACCGCAAGGGCGACTATACCGCTTTGCGCTCTTGGTTTTTGTTTGGTGCGGGGCCGGAAGAACAACCGGCGATGTTCAATAAGATTTATCCGCACATCGACCAACTTACCTCATTCCTGTATTCCGCAGAAACCACTCGCTTCTCTATCAATCTCGGCGCAGCCGTTCCAGACCAAGAACATATCAAGGTTCCTCGGCTGACCGCAGCACTTAACGATGAATGGCTAAACTCAAACGCTGACCAAGTATTTAGCTCTGCGCTGACTTGGTCGCTGGTGTTTAACACGACATTCATCAAGCTGGTCTACAACAACGGCATTCACCCCTACATGGTCGAACCGTCATCGGTTGGCGTGTTGCGCGAAGACGTTGCATACACCGACAGACAAGAAGCGTTAGTTCAAACCTATTACATTACCAAATCTGATTTATACAATCGATTGTATTCGCACCCAAAGCGCGAATCGATTGTGAAGCGAATCACAACGAATGTTCACACCAAGACTGAAGACATACCTGAAGGTCTTGACCGCATCATGACTTCCCAAGTCAACCCCACCATTTACGGCAATGTCAACCTAGACCTGTACGGCATGAACCGATACAAGGCACGGGTTGCCGAAGATACCGTCAAGATGTATGAACTGTGGGTTTGGAATGATGAGATTTCTGACTATCAGGTAGTCACGATGGCTGAACCGGACGTATTTATTTACGACCGTCCGGGCGCATCGGTGTTCTTGCGCGGTGAACTACCCTTTATACAGATTTGTCCGAACCCGCAGTTTGACTACTATTGGGGTCAATCTGAAGTGCAGCGGTTGTTATTGCTGCAAGGTATGCGGAATGTTCGCATGACGGAAATTCTTGATTTGCTTTCTAAGCAAGTTTCTCCACCCAAGGTGTTCTCTGGCTTCATGGGCATCACGGACGAAAAAGCCTTTGCGCTCAATCGTCCCGGCACTCATGTCAGTTCGGATATGCCTAACGCGAAGGTTGATGCGTTAGCGCCAGAGATGCCAAGTTCACTGTTTGAGGTGATTCATGAAGTGGATGCAATGTTTGCTGAAGCCTCTGGAATTTCAAGTGTTCTGTCTGGTCGTGGTGAGCAAGGTGTACGCTCCGCTGGTCATGCTTCTCAACTGGCCCGTCTTGGAAGCTCTCGCGCAAAGAAACGGGCGCTAATCGTTGAAGACAGCCTTGAGAAAGTAGCAACGCTGTACTTAAAGCTGATGCAAGCCTACGACAACACCCACTTTGTTGACGAAGAAGGCAATAAGTTCATTCCAGAGCAGTTTACAAAAGATTATGTTGTTAAAGTGGATGCACATAGCAACAGTCCCATCTTTACCGAAGATATGCGGCAACTTGCGTTTAATATGTATAAGGCGCAAGCTATCGACAAAGAGTCTTTGATAGATTTGCTTGAGCCGCCGATGAAACAGTTGTTGAAAGACAAGTTGAAGAAGCGGGAACAGCAGCAAGCGCAGCAACAAGCGCAGCAGCCGCCCCAACAACCGCAGGGAAAACCTGATTTGAAAGCCGTGGGGGAATAATGGCGCAAAAACCAGATTACTCGCCAAAAGCTGACCAGCCGTTAGCACAAACCCGTGACCTAAAGCGTACTGAAGCCCCGGCGAGTATTCAGTACCGTGTCACAGGCATCAAAACCATGAATCCCCGGCAGACTCGTCGAGAAGGCCGGATGTTTAATCGATAGGAGAAATCATGATGTACAAGAAAATGAAGCGCGGTCGCAAGACCCGTCGTTAATTCCCCCGCAAGGGATGGGGTATGGCTGACTTCCCCTGTAAAGTTGGCCGCATTTTGTGGAGGTCATCATGGCACGCAAAGGTCGCAAAGGTCGTAAAGGCCGCAAGTAATCCCTAGCGGATTAACCCAACGGGGGAGGGGTGATACTCCCCCACTTGACAACTTTTTATAGTCTGGTCTAATCACGCCGAATCAGACGATAAAGGATAGCTATGAGTGTCCCACCGGATAAGTTGATGGAAATGATTAGCGCACAGCGTGGTTCGCCAGCGCCTGAAATGCCTAATCCGGCAGACGTTGAACCTGCTATGTCTGACCCAACGACTGCACCAATGAGTGCGCCGATGTCTACACCGGAACCCAAGATGGGCAACCGTGAAGGCGCGATGGTCAACTTGTCGATGGCGATGGATTTGATTGAACAAGCGTTGCCGAGTCTTGGCAGCGAAACACCAGAAGGCCAAAAAGCATTAGCCGCTATCCGTCAGTTGACGGGACTGATTGGCCCCCGCAAACAAAAGACACGCGAATTGCAACAATCTGAAATTATCCAGTTGTTGCAAAACTTGCCAAATGCCGGTGGTGGAACCCCTGAAGGTCGCCTCATGGCAGCGGCCCCCGCTGTTCCGAACCTCCCACCAATGCCCGGAGCTGCGCCGTCACCGATGGCAATGCCCGGAGCTGGTGGTGGTGGTGCTTCTCCAACTCCAACTCCGATGTAAGGAAAAATCATGGATTTGTTTAAACCCCGTGGCGCAAACAACGTGCGCCGTCCAACGGACAACCAGCAACAAAACGGTGTCGTCACCAACACTCCGCGCTTTGCGGAATTCGGCGGCTTGTCTTCCGGCAACAAGATTGGCGCGAAGAACAAGATGGCAGTACAAAAGCCGGGTGATGGCAAAAAAGTAATTTAATTTATTTAGGGGATAGCTATGAGTCTCGAAGATGTGTCTTATGAGCAGCGCGACCAACTCGCTGCTTTAATGCGTGAGCTTTCGGATAATCCAGCAACGCGAAAAGAAGTGTTGCGCTTGACGAAGAAAATCAAGCCTGACCTTGTGATTCCAGAGCTAGATATTGAAGAAACCACAACCAACGCTGTAGGAGAGACTCGTAGGGAACTCGAAGCGATGAGAGCAGAACTGGCTCAAAAACGCGCAGAGGAAGACCTAGAACGTCGCCGGAACTCGCTAATCCGCAAGGGCTATGCAGCGTCCGACGAAGATGTTGAGGAAATTGAAAAAGTCATGCTCGAAAAGAAAATTGCAGACCATGACACCGCAGCGGAATACTGGCAATGGATGAAGCAATCTGCTGCACCCACGCCAACGGGCTACAACCCGTCAGCCATCAACAAGTTTGACTTGTCGAAGTATTACAAGAATCCTGTTGGTGCTGCCCGTGACGAAGCTGCAAAAGCACTCCAAGAGTTGCGGAAAAATTCGCGGCCCATTGGGTTTTAATCAGGGGATAAGTTTCCAAGGAGAATGAAATGCCTATTGGTGGCGGTATCATTCCAGCAACGGGAAGTACGCAATACACCGAGCTAACCTACGTTACTCGTCGGGCGTTCATTCCCAAGCTGGTCGTACAACTTTACAACTCAACCCCGCTGATGGCGGCTCTGATTGCTAATTCGCAACAGGCTTCCGGCGGTGTTTCTTCCGTAACCGTTCCAGTTCAGGGCGCTCAGTTTGTAAACGCACAATGGTCGGACTACTCTGGTTCTTTCAACCAGCCAGCAGTTCAGCAAGGTGCATTTAACGCTGAATTTGACCTGAAACTGATGATTGCCCCGGTTCCGTTCCTTGGAATGGAAGGTGCAGTTCAGCAAGACGCAGCCATTATCCCGCTGATTGAGGCGCGAATGAATGACGCTACTAACGTCATGATGGATGCAATGGCAACTGCGCTGTACACCAACAGCACGAACACGCAGCAGTTTACCGGTCTACCAGCAGCAGTTTCTGCTTCTGGCACTTACGGTAACATCAGCCGTTCGGCTTATAACTGGTGGCAATCGAAATCATACTCGGCTGGCAACGTCAACCCGACCCGCCAGAACATCCTGCAATACATCTCCGGTACTGTAAAGAACGGCGCTGAAGTTCCGACTTTTGGCGTTTGCGGCTTTGGTACTTGGACGCTATTGGCGCAAGACTATGTTGGTCAAGAGCAATACGTCATCACTCCGGGTTCCGGCTTTGATGGCGACGCAAATGGCCCACAGGCTGCGTTCCGCGCCCTGATGGTTGCTGGTGTACCGATTTATCCAGACCCGTATTGCCCTGAAGGAACGGTTTATTTCCTGAACACCAACTACCTGTCGCTCTACATTCATGAGCAAGGTTCGTTTGTGTTTACTGGTTTTGAATCGACACTCCCGAACTGGCAGATTGGTTATGTGGGTGCAGTTCTGATGATTGCGGAATTGGTTTCGACCAAGCCGAAATCGATGACTGTGGTGTCGGGTTACAACTCTCTGAGCATCTAAGGAGGAATAACCATGTCACTAAGCACAAACAAAATCATCCTAGCTGGCGCACAGTCGAATACCGCTGGTGCTTATTTCCTGACCACGACTGTTACCGCAGTCAATACCGGCAACGGTACGGTCATTCCAGCAGGTGTTTACCTGATGTTCCCGCAAGCCAATACGACGGTTATTGCTTACAACGGTTCGTCAAACGCAACGCTGATTGCAGCTAACACGGGTGGCGTCATCATTTCTGATGGCGTGAACGTGTATGCCAAGACCAGCGCGACTAGCGACACCGTGACCCTGTTGGCAACCAACGGCGGTCAAAACGTCAGCAGTACCTACGCATCGTAAGGGGGTCGCATGGCTAACGCTGATTCAGTCGGGCAAAATACTGGTGATAGTTTTAGCAATTACCGTATTGGCGTAATTCGGGCAACCAGCCTGAACACGGCAGGTAATGCTGTTGTCACCATTCCGATTCTGAGTGGCGGTCTGACAAATGGTGGGGCGGCAGCAAACTCTGGTGGGATTATTGTACGGCGTATTACTGTGCAAAACCCTACCGGTTCGGTTGCCCTTGCTAACGTGTCTGTGGGCTTGACTGGCGATGGCGCAAACCTCATCACGGCTGTAACTAGCCTGTCGAGTGTGAACGCTGTTGGTAAGTTCCAAGACATTGCGGTAACGTCCACTTATCAAACGACTGCCATTACAGGCAATGTAACCCAATGCTTCTACGTCAATGTTGGTAATGCTTCAACAACAAGCAATACCGTAGACATTTGCGTATGGGGCGATGTTGTATCGTTTTAAGTCATGACAACCGTTTATGTGACGAACAAATGGGACAAACCCATTACCTTTAGTTTCGAATATGTCTGGTACACCTTTCCGGTGGGCGAGACAATCGAAGTTCCGCTAGAGGCGGCTCGTCACATATTCGGTTATCAGCATGAAG